TAATAAATCGTAGGGTAAATTTCCTCGTTTTTGTTCATCCATTAAATCTAAAATAAACATAGCTACATCTTCTATACTATGGATAGTTTCTCTATCAGCATAAATAAATTCACCTTCAAAGTTTGTAATTTCTCCAGTTTCTTTATCTACTATTTCATTTACTTCTAATCCCATCTGCTTAGCATGTTCCCAGTTCCATTTCATCTCAGTAATAATAAAAACAGGAAGAATACCTCGTTTTTGAGCTGATACTGCTGCTTCTAATAATGCTGTTGTTTTTCCTGTATCTGAATGTCCTCTAAGTAAAACAATATGCCCTGTTGGGATACCAGGGATTGATGTAACATCTTGAAATGCTTGTGATAAAGGAATCCATTCTTGATCTTTAAACTTAACATTTTGTTTAAGTCCCTTCTTTTCTTTGAAGGAACTTAAATCAAACTTAGATTTTATTTCAGCAGAGACTGCTTCCTGTAACGATTTTTTAACTCTAGGCATATATTTTTAATTAAAATGGTAAATCATCATCCTCAAATAAATCATCAAATTCATCTGATTTTGCTTTCTTAGGTGATCCTTGTGATGCTAAACTAAATGCTTTTTTAGATTCAGTTTTTGTAGTATTATTTGTATTTCCATCAAATTCAACTGCTGGTTCTGATACTATTGAATCTTCACTACCTTCATTTCCTGATATGAAATTTTGTAGCTCATCTTTTAGTTTTTCATAAGTGTACTTATATCTTTCTTCTAATAATTTTGGTTGATTTTCTAACCATGTACTTACTTGATTAGCATCTTTACTTAATGGTGTTTGTTTTGGTTTTGGTCTTAAACTAAGAGCAAATCCTGGTCTATCAACTACCTTAGAGGCGTTAACAACAAAATCAAATCCTTCAGCTACATCTGTAAAATCACCATAATCTTCATCATCAGCAATTGATAATAATTCCATATAAATGGTTTTACTAAATTCAAATAAACGAACACCCTTATCCTCTTCTCCTCTAACAACAACAGGAGCAAATAATCTTAATTTTGGATCTAACTTTTTAGCTAATCTCCAATTTTCAGAATCACTTGTTGTTCTTAATTTTTTAGTAAAATCTACTATGGGATCTTGTTCACCCCAATTTGTTAATGCTACTATTGGATATTTTCCAACTCCATAATGCATATAAACCTCCTGGAATGGGTTGTTTTTGTTTATTAATGAAGGAACAAATCTAATTTGATATTTTCCTTCCTGTCTTGGCTTCCAATAGACTAATGTGTAATCTTTTTTCTCACCTGTTTTTGGTTTAGAATCCTTATTTAAAGATTCCAAACGATTTTTAATCGCGTTTAAATCCATACTTATAACTTTTTAAAATAATAATACTTAAATATAATGAGAGTTTGACTGAAGGCCAAACTATGACTTATGAGAGGTCAATTATATCGTGAATTTTAGTGTTCAGTTGTTTTAAATCCCCATGCTGAGTGAGTAAAACACAGTTTCTATAATGTTGCCAGTTAATTGGGAATTTGGTGTCAACTACACCACCATTAAGCTTTTTGATTAACTCATTTAAGGCATTTATAGTATATAATGTATTTGTTTCTTTCTTCCTATGTACTAAAATAGTATTTGGAGGAATTTCTCCCACATTACCTTGATCAACATTATAAGTGATCACGTACTCATCATTGCTTTTGATATAAAGAACAAACATTTTATTATACATTATAGTATATGTAGTTGAAAGTTCTTTGACTTTAGACTCAATCTCCTCGGATTTCACAAAAGTACAAAATAATTTATTATTCAAATCTCCTAAATTTATTAAATTGTCATTGTCATATTCTATGGTATACATATCAAGAGTTTGGTCAAAAGTCATAATTGGTTCCATGTGTAATTTTTGTATTAAGTTTATGTTTTTTAAATACACCTAATATACGTTCTAGTGTATCTCTTTCAGAGTTTTTGAAATCTAATAAGAATGCATCATATGTGTATAAAACTAATTTTGTATCTTTATTTTTTAATATTTTAATTATGTCCCATAATATATAGACATTTTTTGCAGTTTCAAAATTTTGTAGTAGATAATTGAATAATTTTTGGGGATTCATGTTATCTAACTTAGACTTTTCAAATTTATATTTTGAGAGAGGGCATTTAATAAAACCTTTATTTTGAAAATCATTCCACATATTATCTATGAATTTTTGGATTTTCTGAAAAAACTCAAGATCCCTATACTGCTCAAATACACCCCCATAAAGCTGTTTAAACGTAAGCTCTTTAGATTTTTTGTAATCCACCCCATACATTTGTGCAAAGGATTTATGAATATCATCAGTATCGAACTTATAATCAATAAGATAACTTGCAAGGGTAGGATGATAAGCAGAAATATCAATTTCAATAAATCTGTCATTCCTCGGTATAAACGCTTTCCTACATCCATTTTCTTTATTTAACGCTGCGAAGTTAATCCCTCCGAACCTATTTGAGGGTCTAGTTGTTGTGGTTCTGTAGTTATATTGTGTGTACACTTTATCTCCCAAATCTTGGTTGAAGTGTTCTCTGAATAACTCGGGAGAAACTCGTATACCATTTCTTTCGATAGCGTTGAATACCAATGGTACACTGTTGTTGTAAAAGTTGTTGATTGGTTCATTGAAGTATTGTTTTAAATTATGATAATTTTTTTCACATGTTTCATAATGTTTAACGATAGGAATAATTCTGTTAATATCCAACTTATCTTTGTTTCTTTGTTCTAAAATTTGATGAGCTTTTGTAGTTTCCATCTCATATTCAGGGCAAAGTAAAGAAATATCATTTATATTTCTACGCGTAAAATAATGCAGAAATTCTTTTTTCCCCCAAACATGCAACAAATCATATTTATTAATTAAATGTGCAATGTACTCGCTGTCTAATGGCATAGATTCACTATGGTTTATTGATATCATGTATCCTTTACTTGCATTTATAGGACGTAAGTATACAAGAGATACTTCTGTAATTGTTGGATGAGTTTTGTATGAGTAGGGAATAACTTCTATATAAGCTTCCTTATGATATTCTTTATTCTGGTATAAATTCCAGAATTGTTCACTATTTTCTACTAACCAAAACATTTGGCTAAATATAATGAATAAATTTTATGAGGCCAAATAATATTTAGTATAATTTTCTTTGAAAATTGAACTAAACCCATACCATTTAAACTTTTTTTCTATAAGAGATACAATGTTTTTGTTTGTATTATAAACTTTTTCAATATCCCCAGTTAGGGACCATGGAAGTTGAATTGATGTATATAAATCAAAAGCTATTGTTGGTGTTTTAGATGATAATAAATCTGATGTTTGTTGGTTTATTTCAAAATATAAAAGTTCATTATTTTTTTTACAGAAATATCTTTCAAACTCTCCTAATTGATAACTAGCTGTGTTAGGTATAGGTGAACTTGGGGGAGGTAGTAGTCTATTTTTTGATGTATTTGAAATATTGGCATATTCTAAGTTAATACCTGTAATTTCTGGTAGGCTGTAACTTTCATAACTTTTACTTTGTACTACTATTTCATTTTTTAAAAAACTACCATCAAGATTTTCATCAGTTGGTTGGGGGTTAGGGGTGAGTCTTCTTATTGGTGGGGTATTTGGTGTTTTACCTGTGAAAAATTGATTTGATGATATCATATGGTAAAAACCAGTATATCTTTCACCTGTGGAAGTTAGAAAAAAATCTTCCCCATTTGTGTATAAATTAGTTTTTATTTGTGATTTTGGATAGTACATTATTTAGAATGGTCTATTGAAGGGTCTATATTAGCGTGGATATGAGGAGGATCATGGTATAAAATTCCTGTAAAGCCTGCATCTTGTAATAATTCTATCATTAAATTAATTTCATCAACTGATTGGCTTATCCAACCAGCATTTACTCTAACATCTATAGCTAAACCTCTAGTATGAGTTGTATTTGATGGATTCACTGGTGATGTACTTGGTTTTGGATATGAACTTGCATTTTTAAGTACTGTTTTTCCTTGGTGAAAATGATCATTACCTGCGGTTATTGTAACATTTGAAATTACATCAAACAAATCATCATACTTATCATCATTTGATATATCAAGCAACTTTAGTAGAGTATTGTATAATCCTTTTGAAATATCACCACCATTTCCTAATTCTCCAGGTTTACTGTAATTACCATTACCTTTAATAAATATCTTTTTATCAAATTTTCGAGATCTTGATTGTATTTGTGAATTGATTTTCATAACATAAGAATTTGGATCACTTCCTTTACGTATTACAAAATTATCAAAATCTTCTCCCAGTTGGTTTTTATATAATTTTAAATATTTTTTCTTTTGTTTCTCATCTTCAATTATAATTGGATTTGGATTAGTCTTTGGATTTGTAATTACTGTTGGGCTATCTGTTATTCTTGTAAATGTTGAATTATTTGTTTTGATAGTTCCTTTTCTCATTCCTTTTTGTCCAATTTCATTAAGGTTTAGGTCTATACTACCTAAAACATCATTGGTGTTGATTAAGTTTTTTACTGTAGCTATACTATCTATTTTTGTTGTCCATTTATTATTTTTTAACTCATGGTTTACATTAGTTGTAATAAATTCTAATTTTTCTGGGTAGTTTGTTGGTAAAAAGGTAGAATCAACTTCTATTTTTTGATATATTTTCATTCCAGATAAACCATCCATTTCTAATTTTAAATTAAAAGGTAAAAATCCTTGACCTGATGATTTATTTTTATCATGTGCTTCTTGTACTGTTTGAGCTTGTAAAAGTTTATAATACTCAGGAATTACTTCTAAATTTGTTGAAATACTTTCAGGGGATAAATATACTGCCTGTGTTCCATTAAATGCTATATTTTTATCTTTTAGTGCTTTAGTAAGATTAAGTGTTGCTCTTGGAGCTGTTATTGGGGTTGTGAATATCATATCCCAAGTAAACATCATATCAGCTGCTTCTCCAAGTGCATCCCAAAAAGTTGGAAATACTAACCCTGCGTAAGAATACCAATTTATAACACTATCTTCTTCTGATGTTACAGATAATCTTTTATAATAATTTTCTTGAATAGTTTCATATTTTTTGATTAATTTATTATTTTGAGGGGTGTTATTTAAAGAGATAGCTTCTTTAAATCTGTCAATAATTCCTATATTCCATTTTGAAAAAGCTGTGGCCTCAGATCCTACTACATATCCATCAGCTGTAGCCCCAACTGTTATCATAGTAGCATATTCTGGGGTGATTTCAGTAGTTAAGCCTACATTATGTATAAAGTTTGAAGTGTCATTTTTAACATTATAACCATATAAATCAAATGGAGCTTTTATACCTGACCCTGTTGGGTAAACATTTGATGGAAGAAATTCTTTATTTGGTAGTGGGGTTTGATCAAAAATTTTAATAATGTTGGTTTCTGGGTCTATTTTTGGTTCTAATTTATTAACTTTCCCTAAAGAATTACTAACATTATTACATAATTTTCTTAAAAAATCCATGAATACTATATTTCCATCTTTATCAGCTTCACCAAATAATTCAAGAACATGGTTTATATTAATATAGATATTCATAATATTCCCATATGTAGTGTTTGTTGCAGGATAATTTCTTTGAAACATTTGGAGACCCCCAAATATTGTATCTATTAGATTATTTGGTTTTTTTACTTGATAGTTTGAAATTATGCAAATCCTAGGATCTAAAGATACCATATTAGGAATATAATACATTAAATTTGTTTCAGGATTGGTATCTATCTTTAATGAAGGATATGATGTTCCATCATTATTTTTTAGATTTTGTATTAATAACTTATTAATAAATGATAATAAAGCACCAAATCTTATATACCATTGATGTTTTGGTTCAAAATATGACATTTGAACAACCTCATAATCAAATCTTGATGTAGATGTTTCATCAATTTCTAATACCCTATTAGGAGATGATTTGTCTTTCTCGTTAGGGTTAAAGAGATAATGATAAATTTTAGGCATAACAATTGTTCTTCCTATAGGTATATATGCTTGAGTTGGTCTTGTTGCTTTCCCATTAAATGAATCCTTACATGTTTTTACAAAAACTGGACCATTAGTATTTGGATTTGAAGAGTTAAAAATATCATTTGCTTCTTCAAAGAAACTCTTACCTGTTGAGTCAAGTAAAGCTTTTGTTTTTATATCATAAAACACTTTTGCTAATTCATTTGATTCTCTTTTACTATCAATTAAAGGTATGACTTCATCTTCTTCTGCTGCTTCTTCTGGGTCTTTTGAGTTTGCTGGTATACTAAATGGAGCTACATTTAGTTTTAAGGATTCAACAACATCTCCTAAACTTATAATCTCTAAAGTAATATCATATGAACCATCTGGGTTGAATGTCCATTTAAAATTAGAAATTTTTCCTAAAATACCATCATAACATCCAGAATATTTTTCTCTTTCTTCTTCTAAAATATCTAAACATGAATAGTAAGTTGGATTAAAATCACTTCTAAAAAAATCTTTTTCTATTAATGTTGTTTGAAGGGGGGTGACTGGGTTAGATTTGTTATTATTATCTAAATAATGACTATCTCCCCATTCTAAAAGGATAGCATATCCTAATCTTAAATATAAAACATCAATTATATCAAATTGAAGTTTATTATGTGCTTTTATTTTTATTGTTGCTCTTTTTATAGAGCCTCTTTCTAAAGTTCTTACATTTACACTTTCTATACCAGGCATTGGAACTATACCAAAATCAGTTCCTCCTATTCCATAAGCACCATTAGGACCTAAAAAAGTAGTTTTCTGTGTTGTTGTAAACCCCTTACCATTATAGTATATATCTTGTACTCTTTGGTAATCCTTATTAGCTAGTGCTTCATCAAGATTTTTTTGGTCTTGTTTTGAAAAATTTATGGTATTATCTATTTGTGTATCTGTACCTGTGCCTGTTTTAGTAGTTCCATTAAATAAAGTAAAACTTTTAGCTAACCCCATTCCTAAAAATTCTGGTTTATTTTTTAGTTCTGGGATTAAGTCGAGTCTATCTTGTTCTATAAAAGTACCACTGGCTAATTTTATCCAAGAAGTTCTAGAATTAAGATAAACTAGATCTTTATCTGTTCTGTCTTTTTTACCGTGTACTTCTTGCCTAAGATTTATTTGATTTTTTACATAATCTTTAAACGGTTCTCCTACTATATTCCCCATAACTTATCATTTGTTTATAACTTCATATTCTGATATAATTGGTGTTGGATTAGATGGTATTCTAATCTGGGTTCCAACTGGTGGTGTTAATGAGTCTTGTACTAATTCATTATTTGATATAGATATAATCCACCATAATGAAGAATCACCATAAAATTGTTGTGCTAATGTGTCAAATCTATCCCCTATAGTTGTAAAAACATAGGTATCATTAATAGATCTTGGCACTTCAGGATAACGTGTAGTTTTATACATTTGTTTTCCATCTGGTGATTTAGTAAAAGGTATTGGTGAATAACGTCTCATTAATTTCTTGGTTTTATTTTTATTGGGTCTTTTCTCTGGTTGTTATAAGCATTGTTACCTCCACCATCATCTAATTGGACAAATCTTTCATCACCGTATTTTATAATTGTTTTATTTTCACCTTTTCCTTGGAATGTATTTTTCTGTTTAGCAGGTCTAAAGTTATGAATTGGTGTAAAGCTAAACCCAGACACCTTACATATCATAGGCATTTCTTTAACTTTTGAATCTCTGAATTTTATCCCTCCAAATTCTTTTTCAGTATTATCTAAATTAGGTATTCCTATTTCCCAAGGTGATTCTTGTGGAACATCTAAAGTTATTGATTTTATAAAACCTGGTAGTTCATAACACCACCCTCCTAATGTTAGTTGCATTAAGGGTCCAGCCATATAACCTGCATCTGTGTAATCAGGTGCTAGATTAGAAGCTAAAAAATTCAGTTTTTTATACATTATCATCATTTCCTCTCTTGATTGAGCTGCTACAGTGAAAGATAAGTTAATATCTCTAGAAAAACTATCGTATTTGTAAAAAGGTTCACCTCTTCCCATATATTTTTGAGAGGACCAATTAGCATTATAGGAATCTGAAAATGAATCTATAAATGCTCTAAAATGTATAAATTCTTTTGAAGAAGGGTCATTATTATCTATAGCAGCTATTCTAAATTTAACTAAGTCATTTTTAATAGGATCGGCTATAACTGTTGAGCTTTTATATATTGGTAATGCATTTATTTGGTCTGCTGCTCCTAAGGGTTCACCTGTTACTAAAGATAATTTACCTTGAGAATAATCTATGACATTTCCTTTAGCACCCGGAGATCTCATATTTATTCTTGATGTTCCTTCTTCATTATCTATAGTTCTTCTTTTTTTAGGATCATAAGAAGGGGCAAGACCCATTATAGTAGATTCTCCTTCTGCATCTTTTAATAAAGGTTTTCTAAAATCTTGGAGGTCTGGAGTTGTAGATTTTGAACTATTGTTAAGGTGGGGTTCAGCTGCTAATTGATCTTGGTTCCATGTTTTAGAACCATTATCATACATTCTATTACTGCCATTTTGAGTAAAAGAGGGTTTACCTGGTAATGATGAAGGGTAAACTGAAGTAGCCCCTACTAAAAAAGATTTAGCATCATCTGAAACATTTAGTCCTTCTTTAAGGTTTTTAGGGGTATTAAATATACCAACAGTAGAAGCATATTTATTTGTAACTGTATTGTCATTAAAAAATAAAATATCTCCTTTTCTTGTTATTACTTGAGGTTTTGTAAAAACACTAAAACCACTTTTTGGAGGTGGAGTATATGTATCATCACCTTCGGGAGTGAAATTAAAATTTGGGGACCCTAAGATTCCTGGGTCTGAATTTATAGTTGCTTCAGGGCTAGGTGGAGGTGTAGGAACTGGGAAAAATCCTTTTGTTTTTAAATATGCACTATTAACTCCTGTTCTTTGTTCTGATGGTACTATTAAGATGTTAGTTCTACCTATACCTAAATCAGAGTTAGGACCTCCTGAATAATCATATAAAGTAGCATCTAAATTTTCTGTACTAATGAATTTATCAGTTAAATCAACTAATCTATTTCCTTCACCACTAGGTTCACCAACAATTCTTGTTTTAGCATTAAGATAAGTTTTAGGTGAAGCAAAGGGTATTCCTTGTTTATTAACATGACCCCCTGTAAAATTAATTCCTGCTTGGGCTAATGTGGATAAAGGGGTATAAGAACCTTCATTTAATGGGGCATTTGTCCAATCTATATCACTACTAGCTTGAGTAGCTACTCCTACTCTTGATAATAAATTTTGTTTGGCAGTGAAAAGAAATCCACTTGGTGATTTTAAATCTGTAAAATATTTGCCAAGTCTTAAAACATCAACACCTGTATCTAAAACGGCGTTAGCTCCACCTCTTAATAAAAAATCTTCATTTGAAGTTAAGTTCCCTGGAATTTCTGTTAATGTTCCAGGTATTTTCTTTTTCATATAGGGTTGTCCACTATTCCCACCACCCGGCCTATCAGTAGCTGGAGCAGTACCAAACTTAAGAGACTTAAGGTCAGTTGTTAAATCTAGTAAAGAACCCATTTAAAATTTTTATATGTTACCTAATCCTTCTGCTGGTGCTGTTTGATCATATGAATTTGAAGGTTTTTGACCATCTAAATCCAAAATTGAAGGTTGTGGTTTGTTTGGTATATAAGGTATACCATTAATTGAATAAGTATATTGTAATGTTGATTGTGCCGTTGCACCTATTGGTGTTGGAGGTGTTGCTCCATTTCCTTTTGATAATGGTGAACCAACACCTGTAGTTAATTTATCTTTTAATCCCATGATATTATGATTTTAATTGTTTATTATAAATATTTAAGCTGAGTAGAGACTACCAAATGGGTCATCCATTTCTACCGTTTTATTTGCTTTTGTAGATATTACTAATTCTTGCAGTAGTGAATTTGTTTTTCTTTGTTCTCTTCTTTGTTCTTTTCTTTCTTGTCTTAGTTCTTGTCTTGAAACTTCATCAACACCACCACCACCTATTGATGGTTTAGTTCCCATATTTGGACCCATAGATATTCCATCTTGTTTTTTTCCTTGAAATATAGTTCCTAATCCTGGACTTGTTACTATAGGACCACCATTAGGGTCAATTCCCATATCACCTACTTGTTTTGGTTTTGATATTTTGTTAAGCATCATCATCCCCCCAGCCATTGAAGCTAAAACAATTGCTGCTCCTACACCAAAGGTTAAAGAAGCATTCATAAAGAAAGCAGCGGCTCCTATAGCCACTAATAAAGAAAGAATAGCACCTAATGGTCCATTTATTGATTTTGCCCATCCTAAAATAGCTGTAATGGGTGAAAGAATAAAATTAACAACTTCTAAAACACCTGTTATTATTGTAAAGATTGATGAAAGTGCTGGTTCCATAGCTACAAACACTTCTTTCATTTTTTCAACTGCTGCTGTAAAATCTTCTTGTTTACTTGTTTGATCCATTAAATTTTCAATACCTTCTTCTTCTAATTTTCTTTGGGCTCCTTCTACTCCATATTGTTCTATTAAATTATTTAATGTTTCTCTTCCTAATCCCTGATCTTTTTCTGATAATGCTACTAAAGCTTCCCTTTCCATAAGAGTTTTGGCTAATGATTCTCTTGTCATTCCAGCTGCCTCTGCTATTGCCTCTTGTTGGATTCTATTCATGTTTGAGAAATCAGCTGATGTTCCAATTTCTCTTGATATTTCCTCTGCTACTGTTTTATAGTCGTTATTTAATGCTGCTAATCTAGCTCTTTCTAAATTAATATTTCTACCTAATAATAACTCAGCTTTTAATTCATTAGTAATAGAAGATTCAAAATTTAACAATGCATCAGCTGACGACTCTAACTGTTCCATTGTCATTCCTAATGATTTAGCTGTAGCTAATGCTTCACCTAAAGCTCTAGCACTTCCCCCTAATGATAATTGAATAGCAGAACTTGTATTACTTATAGCTTTTAATAAATCTTTATCATTTATTAAAACTTTATTATTATATGCTGATATTTTAGCTTGTGCTAAAAATTGAGCTGTGTTATCATCTAAAGATTGACCATTTAAAAGACTTAATTTATAAGTCCCCATTATTTCTTCATTAGTTAATCCTGCTTGTTCTCTTAGTTTAGTAAATAATGCTAATTCCGCATCTGCAAATACAACACTAGTTCCTAATGATTTATTTATTGCCATCAAGGATTCTTGTAAAGCTCTAGTATTAAGGTAAGTATCATTTGATAAAGCAGCAAAAGCTGTAAGTTCTCCTCTTACTCTAGATGCTTCCCCAAAGGTCATATTCATACCTTTAGCCATATCTCCTCCTGCTTTATCTGCTAATTTAAAAGCTTTAATCATTTCAGTTATGAGGAAAATAGGAAATGCCTTTTTCATTAATGGACCTAAAGATTTAGCTCCTGCTTTTAAGGATAGCATTCCTTTTTTGGAAGCACTCATACCCTTTAACCTTTGGGCTGCTGCTCTACCTGATAGGTTACCTAATTCTTTTTCTAAACCTAATTGTTTTATTTTTTCTTTTGTTAATCCTTTACCTCCACTATCAGCTGCAGATTCAATACCCTGAGCCATTTTACGAGCAGCATCTGAGGCGTTTTCAAATCCTCCAGAGAATCTACTTAAACCTGGTATTGCTTTTGTTATATCTTTTAATCCCCCAAATGTTTTTACACCTAGATTTTGATTTATTTTTTTAGTAATTTCAAGTACTTTTTCAGATCCTACAAGGAATTCTTTTTGTGCTTCAATTGATCTTTTAATCTCTGCTGTTTGTGCTTTACTAAGATTTCCGTATTTTAAAGCATTTTGTAATTCTTCAAATCTTATTTTTGCTTTTTGTTGAAGTTTTTCAATATCTTTAGCATCAGCTTCTACTTCACCTTTTTTAATTTCTAGTAATTTTAACGCAATACTAGAAATACCTCTTAATGCAGATTTAGATTGGGAAAGGTATGTGTTTTGTTTAGAAAGTTCATTTACACTATCTCTAAAAGAATCAGCGATAAATTTTAAATCGCTGTTCATTTCATTTAGATCAGTTCGTAAACCACTTAAATAAGTTCTTGCTATTTTTAAGTCTTTTTCATCAAATATAGGGGGAGTTTGACCTAATTGCTTTGAAAGTTTAACTATCTCAGCATTTATTTTTTTTATATCATCCGCAAGACTCATATAGATATTTTGTTATAAATATTAAAAAGGGAGTTATTTATACGATGTTTTCTTAGGTGATTGTTTAGAAAACTGAGGCATATTAGATGGATTTACTTTACCTGATGAGTCCATTACTGTTGTTTGGCCCTTACCTTGTGCTTTTTCATATTCTTTTTGCTCTTCCTTGTAATGATCTTGGATTTCTTTGAATGTAAATTTCCGTAACCAAATAGGCATATGGTATACAGTATTGTAATCATATCCACCCTTACCATGAAATAAAATTTGGTGGATTTGTTTAAATAAATTTAATCTTGATTGTTGGGCGTTATCAAACGTCAGGCCAAAAAAAGCTAACCCCTATGGGGATGGTGACCTCCTCATCACCATCTAAATCAAAATCCAAATTAACATCTGGTTGTGTGTTTCTAATATGTTCTCTTAAAGCTCTAGAATCTATAGCTAATAAATAATTATCAACAAATTCTCTTACTGTTTTTCTTTCAGAATCTCCATTAACTGAGGTGATCATGTATTTTAATCTTGTTGATAGTTCATGGGATGCTTCTTTATTTATTTTTTTAAGACCCCTTAACTCTTGATCTATTTTTGTATCATCGTGGCCTGTTAAAATTTTATATGTAATTTTATTACCACTATGAGGTAAAGTAAATGAAAAATTATTTTCACCTTTTGATATTAATGAATCATCAAACTTTTTATTATCTACTTCTGATAAATCCACTGTATGACTCTTACCATTTAAAGTAAATGTATAACTTTTACCATATCCTAAAATACGAGCAGCTATTAGAACTGCGTTTTTGTCTCCTAAAATAAGGTCTTTATAGTTTATATCTTTATCTATAATTAAAGATTCAATTAATTTATCTAAAACTGTACCTTTTTGAATGTATGATTGATTGGTTAAAATATCTTCTTCCTTAGCGGTCATATATTTTATTTCTATTTTACCTTTAGATAAAGGATGCCCTTCAGGATAAATTAAACCTTTTGAGGGTAAATCTACCTCTTCTGAGGGAAACTTAAATTCTGCCATAATCTTTTATTTGTTAATAACTTGTTTAGTATAAATATGAATATAAAAAAGGAGCTTGACATAGCCAAGCTCCTCTCTAGAAATATTTGTTTCTTTTTTAGAAATTTAATACTGCGTAATCTAATCCTAATGTTAATTCGATTTGTTTAGCTTCGTTTTCTGTATCCCAGTTGTAATCACCGAAAGTAGCTTCTTTAATAAATGCTCCTTTTAGTATCCATTCTGAAACGATATCACCTACAGGTCCTAATACATTTACTGTAAGATCTTTTTTATAGAAATCTGAATAACCATCTCTACCTGTTACTGATTCATGTCCTAAACGAACCCATTCCATAACGGCTTGAGCACCTGATGGAGTAATTGGATCGAATAAAGTCATGGTAACATCATTCCATACTGATTTACCCTTAACTTTTCTAAGGATGTTGATGTGGTTTAATATAACTTCACCTTGTGTTAATGAAATTGCGCTTATCCCCTTAATAATAAAGCTTGGTATACCATCCATATAAAGGATGAATCTGTTAGCTTGCTTCGGTTCAAACGCGGTGAAGAATATTTCGTTAGGATCTAGTACTGCCATTTTGTTCTAATTTATTTTCAATTATAAATATTTAATTTTTTAATTTTTATGCTGGAAAAGTTGCTCCAGTTGGTAATATATTGAAATCTAGGTAGATAAATTCAGCTGTTTTAGTTGGTTGAATATAAATTTGACCTATCATTTGGTTTCTATCAATAACATCTGGTGTATTGTTTGAATCGTCCATTACTACTTTAAAAGCATATAATCCTTGTCTTTGTTGAACACTTGCTAAATATGGATTAACTTGTGTTAAGAAGTTATTTCTTGTTGCTATTGTGTTTTGTTCAAATACTAAGTTATCAGCAATTTGAGAAATGTATGATTTTAATTCAATTAATAATCTTCTAACATTTACTCTATCTAATGCTGATGCTGCTGTTTGTAATGTTTTCTGACCAAATACTACTACACCTGAATTAGGGAATGTAGCAATTGGATTTACATTAGCTTGGTATAAAGTATCTCTATTACCATTTGTTAATTTTCTTTCTGCTCTTAATACAGTTGACATTCCACCTCTACTTAAACCTGCAGGTGCAAACCATGCTTCTCCTGCTCTATCATTAAAGGCAAATACACCTGGCATCATTGTTGAAGCTGGTACCCAAACTTGAGATCCTAAATCTGGATCAATCGTTTGAACCCATGGCCAATACGTTGCGGCATATGAAGAATCTACAGATGATGCTTCATTTATTACTGAATTAATTTCTGAATTGTAATTTCTTAAATCTATTATAGATAAATTATCTCCTCTTTGCTGAGAAGTGTCTATCATTGTAGTTAATGGAGCTGAGTGGCTTTGTTTTGTTAAACCTGGTGCTACTATTAAATTATATCTATATTCATCTTGATTAGATAATAAGTTAATTGAATTTGTATAATTGTCAGCTACTAATCCTTGAGTTTCTGTTCCTATGTTTTCATAGAAATTTCCTACAGTTGTAACAAATGGAGTACCTTCAGCTGCTCCCATTGCACCTGATGCGGCTACTGGTATTGATGCTGTGTATTCTGTTTTAGCATTTCCTGCATTATCAAAATAATTTAAAGTTTTGTAAGTTACATCTTTAACCCTTACATATCTACTTAATGTGTTATAAGTTCCTTCATTTTTAACATAATACTGACCGTTATCTGATGTTACTATTTGTTTTGAATTTCCTATTACTTTTTCAATGTAGTTTGAAGCATTTGGATCTAATGATAAATTAGACCAAGTCTCTAATACTGTTTTAGATGTTGTAATATCATCACCTCTTCTAATTAATAAACTAAATGTACCTGAGGCTGTATTTGGTGAAACAACTTCCCATCTAATATTATCTCTAGTACCATTAGTTAAATCTCCAGCTGCACCCTGAGAACCTGAGCTATTTTGATCAGTTCCTTCTGAAAGTGTTTCTAAAGTAAAGGCTGAGTCACTTACACTATCAGTTCCTCCTGCAAATGTAGCATATACAGGAGCAGAACCCCCTATTATTTGTCCTAAAGATCCTGATGTTATAGTTTCACCATTAAAAGCAGTTCCTGCTGATGATGCTGAAATTGATATGGTATTTCCACCCTCATCATTTGCTACAACAATACCATTTAAACGTAAATTAACAGTATCTATAAATCCTGCTTTTGAACCTGTAAAGTAAAACATACCTATACCTGGTTGGTTTCCAGTAAATGAAGTAGATATAAAAGATTTAGGCCCATCAGGTGTTGATATTTGTAAACCATTAAATGGACCAGGAATACCATATTCAAATGTAACTGTTGATGTTAATCCTGCTACTGCGGTTTTATTATTTGGTATAACAGAACTAGTTGCGCTAGTGTAAGAACCACTAACTACTCTAGTCACCAATAGTGAATCTCCTCCTTGTTGGAAATAATTATATGCTGCTATTGAAGTCAAGTAAGTGTATTCTGCACTTCCACTTTCTACTATAGCTCCGAATCTGTTTTGATAGTCACTATATGTAGTAACTAATGTTGGGATGCCTACTGGACCTTTTACTGTTGGACCTAATATAGCTGCGCCAGCTTGTATAGGTTGCGCTTGAAGGAATGAATTGTCATTCTCGTTAGCTAATACACCTGGTGATAATAATACTTCTGCCATTTTCTACAAAATTAATTTTGTTTATAAATATTGTAGAGGTTTTTAAAAGTGCAGTTAAGATTTAATAAATTCACCACTTTCTAAATTTATGGTTCCTTCACCATATTTTTGTTTAAGTTGGTTGCCTACTTCTGTCTGCTTGCTTTCAAAACTCTCTATGTTCTGTTTTAAGTTTTGTTTAAACTTTTCTAATGTACTTATTTGGTATTCTATTTGCCCCAATTGAAGTACGAAATCGTTTTGTTGTTTTTGTAACGAAGCTAAATTATCTAGCTCTTCTTGTGATAAAACTGTTTTTTCCATGATTATAAATATTAAATGTTTTTGTTAAAATATATAAAAATTTAAGGGAAAACAAATTATTTTTTAAATAACTAAGAGAGGGGTGAGTATATTATCTTTAATTGGAAAAATAAACCCCTCTCAAAGCTATTATGTTATCTCTTCTTTTATGAAATCACCATCATCATCTATAGTAATCCTATACCTTTTCCCTGAAGGAGAATTGAGGATAATCCCTTTAGTTGAATCTGTTATTTCTATGTCTTGATCTGTCTGAGAACCTATTTTAGTATCTATGCGAGCTTCTAAATAATTTTTTAGTTCCTGCATTTTGGTACCCATAAAGGCTCCTACATCTGATAATATACTCATATGACCTGTTTGGTAAAAACATTAATATGGTATAAATATGTAAAATTTAGTCAAAAAAAAGGGGAACCGAAGTTCCCCTATTTAATTATTATATAGTTAAAAAACTATAAATTAATTATTTGTATTAGAGTTAGATTATGCTGCTCCACCTGAAAATGGTGCGTCTGTGTCTAAACCATCAAATTCACTATCCATTTCTGCTACACTACCCCATACAGCTTTTTCAGCATCTAATGCTGCGTCAACTGCTGTTTGTACAGCTGCTGCTTTAGCTATTACTTCTACTTTCATCTCATCCATTTCTGTTTTTAACTCATCTAAAGATCTATATGCATCTGCGGCTGAAACATTTTTTACTATGTTTATTTTACTTGCCCATGCATCATCTCCAGCAGTTATGATATCTTCATATTGTCCTTGTTTTGTATCATAATCAGACTCTACTGCTGATACGTGTCCAGCTTGTGCTTCCTCTAATGATGTTTTTCTAGCGTTTCCGACATTATCAATACTTACAACGTTACTAGCCATTGCAGCTTCTCTTGTTTTAAGTCTTGTAGCTATTTTTTCTGCTATTAATTCTATTTGATTCATTTTGATATAATTTTAAATGTTATTCTATTGTTTAATTTTATGCTGCTCCGTTACCAGCTCCGTTACCAGCTCCGTTACCATTAGCACCGTTACCTGATCCAACTCCAGCAAATCCATTATCAAAATCACTTGAATCTCCTAATTCATCTTTCCAATCTTGTAGATCAGATGCTTCTTGAGATAAAAGTGCAGTTATATTTGTGTTTTGTTGGTCATCAAAAGCAACTAATACTGCTGTTGCCTCTGCTAAACCTTCAAATTTTGCTGTGTTAGCATCTACTGTATCTTCAACATATGCTAAATCTGCATTCATTGCTGATGTTTTTTGTGCTCTAGCTGTAGCGTTATCTGCTAATTTAGCTTGTACTGCAGCTTCATGTGCTGATAATGTTAAAAGATATGAATCATCAGATGCTGATAATTTTCCGAAGTTTTCTACTCCTTTATTTTCCATATCTTGATTATGCTGTGTTAGCATAGCTGTTGCTTTATTTACTGTTAATACAGCTAAGTCTCTTAATCCTGCCATTTTGTTTAATTTTAAATGTTATTAATTTGTTTAATTTTATTATGCTACTGTCTCGAACTCTGAATTGAATTGTGCAGTGAAATCAGCTGGTGTTCCTGTTTCTGTAGCAAATTCATTAATATCAGCTATGATTTCAGCTTGTTTTGTATTAAGAAGAGTTACTAAAGTACCTCCTTCTGCAGAAATTTGTGCTCCTATAGTAACTGCTTCTGATCCTCCCTCTGCGAATAAATCGTCAAGAGAAGCTTCTGCTGTTGAATACATTGCATTAGCTACTGCATCTTCACCTGTAGTAACATCTTTGTAATCCTCAGTATGACTTGTATATTGAGCATTTGCTGCTGCTTGTGCTTTAGTCATTAGTCTTTGATGTTCTGCATTTAATTCTGCTAATTTAGTAGCATATTTTGCACTAAATGAACCATTCATGGAAGCTTCCATGTCCTGGATTTTTGCCCCTAGTCTATAAAAATATGATTGTTGTGACATATTATATGTTTTTAATTTTGGTTAATAAAAATGAAACTTAATGTGAAAACAAGCTATACAGAAATGTATAACTTAATTGGTGTACTTTATAATTTTATGTACGGTTATAAATATTAAAAAATATAAGAAAAATGCAAAAAATATGCAAAAAAATTAAAACAAGTTTTAAATGTTATATTAAAGTAATATACAGAATTTTATATTAAATTATTAAAAATCATCGAATACACTTTCAAAATCATCCACATCAGACTCGTCAATACTACCTTGTCTTTCCCATTTAGTATCATCAAATTCTGATGTAGAGGTATGTGATTCTATACAATTATATAATCTATTATCTGGACCAATAACATCATTACTAACTTCATAATATGTGTTTGAAGTCCAATCTGTTATACCTGAAGTATGTCCTAGAGCTTTTTCTTGTAGTACATTTATTGTTATTTTAATTTCTTGAGTAGTACTACCTAATTGGTTAGTAATTCCTATACATTCAAATGTAAGATAATTTACATTTCCTGCTGCAAATTTACCTGAATTTTCTAGAATAACAAATTGAGTATTACCTGCTAGAAAATTTTGGTTCACTTGATCCAATTCGTATCCATCTATTTTTATACTCGCAGTTGAGGTGTATAATCTAATATGGCATGTTTTACCAGGGGATAATTTTAAAAGACCAGCTAAATGCCCTTCATTACCATTAAATTTGTTTTTATGGTCAGAGTTATCTTTATCAAGAACTCTAAAGTCTATAGCCCTATCTTGAAAAATTACTCGAGTTTCTTCTTTTATTTGATTTGGATTATACATTCTGTTATAAATATTAGAAAATAAACCAATTAGTTCCTCCATCACTTACTACAGAAATAGCTTCATATTGTATATCTAAAGCAGTAGTATTACTAGCTGCTCCATCTATTGTATCTGCTCCTTGACATTGTAATGTAACTGTATTTGCATTTGAATTTTCTGTTAATTTTAATTTTATTTCTCTACCTGGGTATGTGGCTGCATCTGGTAGATTTACTATAACATCTGATGTTAAAGGATTTATTAATACAAATTGTTGGGTTCCTGTTAATGTGTAGGGTGAATCTGTGTGGTCTATTGAAACTGTTCCTGTATTTAAAAGTGAGCCTGAGATTGTAAGTGAACCTGATATTATAGCATCTCCATCATATGGAAATGGATCTGTTTCTATGCCTGTTAATTGAGATCCATCACCTAAATATGTTCCAAAGGATGCTGTTGAGGCTGCACTTGAAGATACATTACCATATGCTGTTATATCAGCATTATTAGAAGAATTACCTATAAATATTTTATTATATGTAGAATTACCTATATTTAATTGGCTGTTCATAGGAACTGAACCTAAAACTTCATTGGTTAGTCCACTTTCTTTTATATAAAATGTTTTTCCTGCTATAGTGCTAGATGCTGTTATAGCACCATCTACAATAAGATTACTTCCTATAGGCAGATCACCATTTGATCCTGATAATTCAGTAACTCCATAGATTCTATGATTAATCATTCCAAGATCAACCCTAGCAATCATTTGGCCTGTTGATAAAGTTATTTCAGGAGATCCTCCTGCTGCAAGTTGGAGTTGTAAATCTCCAGGACCTGAAGAATACATTCCTGTACCTCCATCTTCATAAAATGTAAATGAAGGTTCATTAGCAGAACCCCCCGCTTGAGCTACAAACCTACTGGCTGATATATCACCACTTGCACTTATATTACCTTCTACTTCTAAACTCTGATGTGAAATATTTTGATTATCTTCAAGGGTAAATTTATTAATATTAAACCTTCTAAAATGTAAATCATCACTTGTCTGTGTGCCTATTATACCACCTGCAATTTCACTTGCTATAATTTCTACTTCAGCTGCACCTCCATCTCTAGAAAATCTACCATCTCTAACACGTAAATCACTACCACTTATGTCTCCAACCCTATTAACATGAAATACACTAGTACCTAAAATATTATTACCTTGAAATAAATTTAAATCATAATTTGGTTCTGCCTCAACATGAACCATTGCTGATGCTGTATAATATTGTTGAAATCCAAATCCTTTACTTTGGTTTAAGTTAATTGCTAAAGATCCAGATTTACATACTCTAAAAGGTATTGAAGCATCATTTCCTGTACCTGTACTATCATCTTGAATTTGAAGATATACATTATTTGGATTTCTTAAATAACCGTCATCACCAGATCCAGTTGCACCGGGTACAGGTGAGCCTGATACTACAAGTCTCATACCTGAGGCTTGGTTGTATTTACCATCACTTCTTTGATATCCCTGGGCTGCAGAGTTTAGGTAAAATTGTTGTTTTGCATATGTACCATCTGATATAAATTGACCCCCTATTTGAGCCATATAATATTTATAGAAAGGTCTAGAGTTAGAACCTATAAAAGGTGCTGAGGTTATACCTGCTGATACTGGGAGTATTCCATGTCCAACAAATTTAATACTTCCTGTGTAGTCAGGATAAGGACCACTAGTAAATACTTGACCATCACTTTGAAATATAACATTGCCAGAGTCTCCATCATTTCTAGATAATATAATTTTTGAAGATGAAACTCTGCTTTCTATTAATAATGTTGGGTCACCATCATCAAAGAAAAAATCTAATCTATTATCATTTGGGTCACTTTTATCTGTTTCAGTTATAGTAAATGCTGAACCTGAGGGGATAGCTATATCTACTGAGCCTGATATTTGTAATGAACCCGTTGATATTATATTACCTTTTACATCTAAGGTTACATCTGATGAACCTGATATTACTAATTCATTTGTACCAGCTGTATGTCTTAAAGATACTAAATCTATATCAGGGGTAGTATTTACACCAAAACCTATTTTATCTCCAGTATTAATATAAAGATTTTTCCATCTTCTATTATAAAATCCTAAATCCATTTGATTACCAACCTTGGGGCTAAAGCTGGTTCCTATAGTAACACCATAATCAGTCCCCCCTGAATTTCTTGTGATTTCACCTTGTGAATTATATGTTGTTCCTGTACTAGCTCCTCCAGTTTTTAAATGTAATAGACTTGTAGCACTTCTAGCTGTAATTGTTAGTGTTGGATCTTGTTGATCATATGCAAAATCTAAACGATTTGTATAGGCAGCTTCTGCGTCTTCTTCTATAACTGAAAATGCTGAACCGGATGCGAGTGATATAGTAGTTGATCCACTTACTTTAAGTGAACCTGAAATTTGTAAGTCATTTGTAGTAGCATAGTAAGAGCCAGTTTCTGAAAATATTCCACTTCCACCTGTTCCTCCATTTAAAGCATATGAAGCTGTAATAGCATAAGAAGCAGTATCAGCATATGAAGATGATACTTCTTTTACTATTTCATGTGAAGCTGATAAAGCATAAGATGCTGATACAGCATACTGTGAGTATGAAGAGGTTGAAGCATAACTAGAGGATAAGACTGAATCGCCTCCAGTTCCACCCCCAGAGTTAACACTTATATTACTGTCTACAAATCTTACTTGTTGTGCCATTTAGTTTTTTTTATAATTATAAATATTAACCATTTGATATAGTTGGTACCCCTCCATTATTCCATATTACACCTGCTACTAAAGGATCTGATGTTGGTAAATCACTTAAAGAAGTATATAAAGGTGGTGTTGGATCATTTGGAAAACTAACAGGGGAAGTTCCTAAACTTACTCTACCTGCTGGGTTGTTTCTAGTTCTACCATCTGGTGCTGATGTTGGGTCTGCTTCGTATCTTTCATCTCTAGAATCTGTCTCCATTTGAAATACAATCTTTGATTTTTCATTATATTTCTTTACAGCTTCCATATCCTTTTGTATTACTTCAGGAATTATATAACCATACATTTTTATATCAAATGTACCTCTTACTAATCTTTCTTGACTTTGTTGTAATTCTGTAACTGTAGTAAAATTATCTATTCGAGCTCTAAACTTAAAACGTTCAGGATTACCCCAATATGAATCAGAAGCGTAATTTATTGCCTCTATTATTTTATTTAGTTGTTCTACATAATAAGTTTGAACTATGCAAGTATAAGTTAAATTAACCCAGTCTGGTATAACATTTGTTATAAATTGTTTTGTTGGTACTCTATTATTAAGTAAATTAAAATTACTATAAAAATTTTTATCATTGTATGCTTTCTGCCATGAAGTATATAAATTAGGACTATTAGCATCTAATTTTCTTGATAATGTTCTATTTTTTTCAATTGAATTCCTTTTGAACATTATAATAGGATTCATTATAGCTCCTTTTTTATCTCTATAGTATCCATCTTTTTGTACTGATTTCCACCTTTCAGGTGAACCATATATAATAGGAACTGGTATACGTTCTCCATTTTGAACTACTGATGGCTGGATAACATTTTGGAAATAATACATTATAGACTCATCTATATCTTGTATTCCTATTGAAAATGGTTTAACTGTATCTCCTTTAAAGGACATCTTAGTAGACCTATTAAAAGGAATATTTGCTTGATTATTTGGATTAAATTGTCCTCCTTCAGCAGCATCATTAGGATTACCATATTCAGATGAAGATGGTGTTTGTAAATCCTTAGATATTTCTTTTTGGGATTTAGGTACTGGTTTTCTATAGTTTTTAGCCATTAATTCTTCCTTTCTCTATTTGTACCTTGTCTACTGGTGTGTAATGAGTTTTGCATATAATTGATAAATCACTACCAAAATTTTCTAATCCTGGATTTATTGGGTTTTCAGCATAATTATATTCAGGATCTTTACCCATAAAATATTGGTTACCTACAACATCATCTACTTCATAATATCCTCCATAATACATTATTATGTCTCCTACTTGAGGAACTAAGTCAGCTCCAAAATAATCTCCTTGGTCAAAATCTTTATTAAAATCTAAATTTCTTTGCAATAAATCATCGCGTAAAAACTTGAAATCAACATTTCTATAATATTGTACACCAAGTTCATCATCAGGGTATGATTGCGGTTCATGTGATATTAAACAACTTAATATAACACCCCTATAATAATATTTTGAACCTGCAGATTCACCATAAAGATTAACCTTAGTTTCATCTAATTTAAATTTATAGTAAACACACTCTTGAGATATAATGTTACCCATCAATTCCCTATTTACATGCCTAAATAAGCTTATATCTCTTTTTCCACCGTATAAAGCCATATTATCCTATAAAAATGGTATAAGGTACCTTGTTAAGTTCTTTTTCTAAGTAATCACCTTCTTGTGATCTTCTTTCTAATAATTTATCTCTTGATGTTTCATCAAAATATGCTCTTAATCTTTCTATTAAAGCATTTCTATCAGCTGTAGCTGATGATAATAAGTCTTGTTGATTTAGAGTAACATCTGAGTCTGGAATTGGGATTGTTGAGTATTTACCTCTAACATATCCTAAAATTTCTTTAGATATTGCTAATGTCATTTCAAAAATCCATTGTCTGCCTATTGAATTAATGATATCATAATTTGGATTTTCAAATGGTACTTCAGATACATTTGTTATTTTATTAGTACCATTACTATATGGGTTAGCTCTTTCTGATTTTTTAATATATTCAAACCATAAGTGTCCTTTACTTTGAGGAATTGGGAATACTTTTAAATTATTATTTACTAATTCAAATGAATAGTTTGATCTTCTGATAGTATCATTAAATTCTATGGCTTGCATTACTTGCATATCATAGTTAATAGGCATCATTAAGAAGTTAATTGCAGGTGAGTAACTACCCCAACCAAATGAATCCATTAAATCTATCATTCCTGTTCCTGTACCCGCGTAAGGATCAAAATATCTTGTTATTGCTGGGGGTGCTTCATAGAATACTCTTTTAATTTCTATTGAATCATTTGCTTCTAAGCTAGCACTAGCTGCAGCCCAAGCATTCATATCATAAGTCTGTTTTCCGTTTGTTAGAGATAATGAACCTGAATACCAGGTTACATCTCCACCTACTCCTGCTTCTTCACCATATTGTTCTGATATGTTAACTATATTGGCTAAAGTTGGGGATATGATTTGTCCATTTGTTTCTGTTATGGATGTTGCTCCTTGTAAGGATAAATAATTTTCTCTTACTTTGTAAGCGTATAATTCGTTTCCATATATAGTAATTGCTTCTTCAAAAGCAGTATAAAAAGATCCAGATTGTAATTCTACATCTGCTAGGGGATAACCTAGTCTTCTAGCACAAAAATCTGCTACTTTATCGGCATCTGCTTTAAATGATAATTGATGATCATAAAAACCAAATGGAGTTTGACCTGCTGCAAAAGTGGATGTTCCTGTCCAAATAGGTATATTCATAATATTTTAAATTAAGTAGTTGCTATAAAATACTCCACTTTAGCACTACCACTATATGGTTCTACTGATACTGACATTATATTATCGTATGTAAAAGTATTAGTGATACTCCCTGTCATTTCACTAGTTGAAAGCATAAAAGTACCTCCAGCTGCTACTGAGAAGTTTAGTAATTCTGATGAAGATGAAACTTTTAAATTTAATGGAACTGTTGTTGAATAATTTGATATTCTTCCATATTTAAAACTTCCAGTTCTGAATGTGCCTGCTCCAGGTAATTCATCGTATTTGAATATTGTGGTTACACTTCCAGAAGGAACTGTCACTATACGATTATCTATATTCTCAACATCTTTTATTGATAAATTATAGTCAGTACCTCTCTCGGTACCTTCAAGTAATACTCTTTCTTTAATTAAAAGGGTGAAATCAGCCATGGTTTTGGTTATAAATATGAGAAAAAATAATTAAGATAAAAAAAGACCTGACTAAAAAGCCAGGTCTAATTTTTAGAATTTATGTTTGTATTTTATTATACAGCGTTTAATCCGCTAACAAATACTCTTCCGTAAAATTCTGGTCTGATCATCTTCTTAGCATATCTCGTTAATAGACCTTTTCTTGGTGTGAAAGTGTCTGGATCATATACTAGTGGAGTCATAATCAATGGAATGTAAGGAGCAAATACAGCACCTGTTTCTAGGAACTGGTTACCTCTATATCCCATAAGGATTGTACC